ATGTCCATACACGCTGAAATCGCATATCATTAATTTAATGATCCGATCGAACGCTGATTTCAAACGCCAAAAACCTGATAACTATTGGCAAGTGATGTCATCAATGATGTTCTGTAAATTCGACGCTTGGGATTTCGTGTCGTTCCATCCGTATTTCAAGCCAGAGCAACGGCTCGCGTGCATCGAGATCGTACGCGACGATGCCGAGTTCGAGTACATGAAACAACGGTTGCACGCGGCCGTAAAGTTGCGCGATAAACTGATAAAAGAAATAAAAAATAATTCGTGATTTTCGCCAAATATGTAGTATCTTTGTATTGACATTCAGCTTATGAAAACATCAAAAAATCCCTTACGTTGTGCATTGCCTAAAGAGCCAAACGGTTCGGCTGGATGTCCTTTGTACTTCGTAGGGGTTTTTTAATTATGGAAGCAAGCATATTTCGTAAAAAATTTAATGGATTTACAACGCCGAATACGTATTGTAATTTTACACCGTTATCTGAAAAAAGCGGTGTTTATTTGCTGGTCAATAGATTGATAGACACACACGAATATAAATTAATGTATGTTGTTTTATATATTGGAAGCGCAAAAAATATTAAAAATCGTGTTAGAGGTCATAATTTAATGCGCACACTTCGAAACCTTCATGGCGATGTTGTTCCGTATTTCAAAGAATATGTTGATTATATCGAACAAGAAAAGAAATTAATCAAAGAATTTAATCCGAAATACAACAAACAATATACAAACCATGCCTAAAGACCCTGCATTTTTATTTTATGTCGGCGACTGGCTCGGCGGAACAATCCTAATGAATCGACACCAAAAAGGTGCATACATGGATTTACTGATGGCACAATTCAATCAAGGTCATATGTCGATCACGCAGATTGAAACGCTACTCGGTAAAGATATCGAACTTTGGGAATCTACTCTGAAAAATAAATTCACAGAAGATCCGGATGGATTATTCTACAACGAACGGCTGGAAACCGAACAAATAAAACGAACTGAATACGGAAAATCCAGGCGCAAAAATTTTGAAGGTAGGACAAAAAAAGATCCAAAGTCGAAAGCTCATATGAAAGCTCATATGGAAAATGAAGTTGAAAATAAAATTGAAAAAAGAAATTATATAAATGAAATTATCGAGGTCTGGAAACAATCTTATTTCATCGAACGTGAAACCGAATACGAAGTTGTAAATATCGGTCAGGAAAGATCAGCAGCCGGAAAGCTCGCAACGATTTACAAGCGTAAATATCCGGACGCAAAGACCGAAGAGGCGTTAAAAGGATTTGAGATATATTTCCGCGCCTGCTTAAATATCGAGGATAATTGGTTAAATGATCATATGTCGATGTCGATAATTATATCAAAATTTAATGTCATCAATACAATCTTAAAAAATGGAACAAAGCAACGCAGTAAGCAACCGGCGACAAGTGATAAGCGACTTGCGCAAATCATTCACGCTTTCTTCGAGCCGAAAAAAGACTGAAATATCTCTTTACGAAGGCGGTCAGATCCCTGACGAAAAGCGCATCAACGATGAAATGAAACGTCTGCGCGCTGCATTTCCGAAGATTCACGAAGAGTATTATTTTATTCTGACCGAGCGGATTATTTCAAAACAAATGACCGCCGACCAGCTGCATGACGCGATCAGCGGCGTAATCGACAAATGTATTTATCCCGTTCCTGGTATGGCCGAGATCCTTTCGCATGATCGCAAGGTTCAACTATACTCGCATAAAATGATCGTTGATATAATGATTCCAAAAGGGTACGATTTCAGCGATTTCGAAATGATCGAAATTGACGGTGAAAAAAAATGGATTGAGCAATGAGCTATACGGAATTTATAGAAAATAAGAAACACATCTTTCAGAACTTCGGGATTGATGTAAATTTCATTCCTGATAAGATGTTTGACTTTCAAAAATATGTATCTGAATATGCTATTAAAAAGGGTAGATGTGCGGTATTTCTTGATACCGGACTTGGAAAGACGATTATTGAATTAGCGACTGCAAAGAATTATATAAAAAAATTCAACAAGCCGGTGTTAATAATAACACCACTTGCTGTTGCTTTCCAATTCATAAAAGAAGCTGAAAAATTTGGTATTGACGATGTGATGTATAGTCGAGACGGGAAATATAATACAAAGATTGTTATATGTAATTATGAACGATTAGATAAATTTAATCATTCCGACTTTGATTGTGTTATTCTTGATGAAAGCTCTATTTTGAAAAATTTCAGTGGCGCGATTAAAAACCAGGTAACACTATTTTTAAAGAAAGTCAAGTATAGATATTTATTCACCGCGACACCTTCACCAAACGATTTTATCGAACTTGGAACAAGCAGCGAGGCGTTAGGATATTTGGGATATACTGATATGCTTACTAAATTTTTCACTAACAATGAAGATACAATCAGCCCTATGAATATCGGCACGCAATGGATTTTGAAAGGACACGCGAAAGTTAATTTTTTTAAGTGGGTGTCAGGCTGGAGTATTTCAATGCGCAAGCCGTCCGATTTAGGATTCGACGACACTAAATTCATATTGCCCAAACTGATCGTAAATTATCATCCCGTAAAAAATGAAAACAATCTTATCGTAAACGGCCAGATACAATTATTTAACCAGGTTGCAAGACGACTAACAGAAATTCGCGATGAGCAACGCAGCACTATCGAAAAGCGTTGCGAGCTGGCCGTTGAATTAGCTTCAAAAAATGATAAATCTGTTTATTGGTGCAATCTGAATGACGAAGGGGATTTGATTAATCAACTTGATAAATCGGCCTATCAAATCAAAGGTTCAATGGATATCGATAAAAAAGAGGAACTATTGATCGGGTTTTTCACAGGACAAATAAATAAATTAATCACAAAGCCAAAAATGACCGCGTTCGGATTGAACTGGCAGCATTGCAACCATACCGTATATTTTCCTACATTTTCCTATGAGCAATATTATCAATCAATTCGCCGATTCTGGCGATTCGGACAAAAAAAAGATGTAACCGTTGATATGGTATTTTCAGACGGGCAAAAAAGGGTTCTGGATAGTTTACTCGCAAAGACCGAAAAAGCAAATGAATTATTTTCAAAACTCAATAGTAATCTACATCAGGATTTTAACATCGAAATAAATGAATTCAATAAAAAAATAACTTTACCCTCTTTCCTATGATAAAAGATCAAATAATTACAGATCAATACGCGCTATATCACTCGGATTGTATGTATGTGCTTCCGACATTAGAAAACGAAAGCATCGACCTATCGGTATATTCACCGCCGTTCGCCGGATTGTTTAATTACAGCTCGAGCGAAAATGACTTTAGCAACTGCGAAACAAAAGAACAATTTCTCGAACAATACGAATTTTTAATAGCGGAAATTGCACGATTAACAAAACCAGGACGCATAACGGCGGTGCATTGCACCGATATTATGAATAGCAAGACCGGCGAACTCTGGGATTTTCCGCACGAATTAATCATATTACATGAAAAATACAACTTCAAATATCGTAATCGAATAACTATCTGGAAAGAACCATTAAAAGTCAGGTTACGCACAATGGTAAGATCATTAATGCACAAATTAATAGTTGAAGATTCGACCGAATGCTTTACGGCCATGCCTGACTATATTTTAATTTTCAAAAAGAAAGGTGAATCTGAAATTCCAGTTACACATCCCGTCGGACTTTTGAATTATGCCGGTGAAACGCCGATACTTCCATTTATGGTAAGTAAATATGGAGGTATTGAAGATTTGAGAAAGAAATACAAAAATCATTCAGACCCAAAAACAAATAAACTATCTCATATTATCTGGCAGCGATACGCCTCGTCCGTTTGGGATGACATCAGGATTGACAACGTGCTACAATATAAAGATAGTAAAGATGAGGACGACGAAAAGCATATACATCCATTACAGCTTGATATCATTGATCGTATTGTCGAATTATATAGCAATCCAAACGAAGTCGTATTAACGCCATTTATGGGCGTCGGATCTGAAGTATTTTCACCAGTATCAATGCGCCGAAAGGCCATCGGAATCGAATTAAAAGATAGTTATTTTAAGCAAGCGATAATTAATATGAAAGCCGTTGATAGTAGATTTGAGAAGGAATTGGAGTTGAATTTATTTGAATCAAAATAATATGATCTACAACGAAATCAAACGGGAACGCAAGCGACAAGTTAAAAAATTCGGCGTTCAACATCGCAGCTTTATTGAATGGTGCGCGATACTTGGTGAAGAGGTCGGCGAAGCAAACCGCGACGCGCTCGAATTTCATTTTAAAACCGAATATCCTGATATATTCAAAAAAACCGATTTAGATTTAATCGACGGATTCAAAAAAGAATTAATCCAGATCGCCGCCGTTTGCGTTGCGGCCGTCGAAGATATTAATAAAAACCATTACAAATGAAAACCAAAGAATCCCAAACCCGCCAGATCGCTCGCCATTTGCTGCGAGGATATTCGATTACCGCAATGACGGCATTGCGTTTGTACGGATGTATGCGATTAGCTTCGCGCATTAACGACATTAAAAACGGCCGCTTCGGCATCGAGCCGTTCACGCCGACGATGAAAATGATTTACAAGCATAAAAAGCG